GTGCGCTCGGACTACCTCACCGCTCTTTTTAAGTAAGCGTTACTTGCTACTGTCTTTCCAGTAGGCCTATACATGGACGGATTCTTACCGTCTGCACATATTCGCAGTCCCGACAAGGTGTCCTAGTGCTACACCATGGGTTTGCCACCGCACGAAGGCGTTGGATGCTTAGTCATGTGCGCCATTATTCCGCACAATGGTTTACGCGCTACCATAAACCTATACTCCGTGAAACTGACACTTTAAATAACGCGCCCTAATGTACCGATAACCCCATACTGCTAGCAGATGACCCACCGCGCTTGCACTCGAAACCATGACAGCTTGAGAGCGAAACACTAGGCGCACTACTGGCGAGACTACCCGTACATTGTTAATAAACGAAGGGTCGAGAGGCGATACTCTCAGGACTAGGATTCCACCTAATCGTATCGGGGTTGCCCCGTCTACAATGACAGGATTCGACCTAATCGGGACGGGCCCACAGGCCCCCGAGCCCACCCCCACCCCCCGCCCAGCCTTACGAGGCGCTCATACAGCAAGGCCAATTTTTAGGTATGTATTAACGTGGACTCAGCCCGCTGCAGCAACTTACCCACAGTGACGTATTAACCACAGTCGCTTCTCTGAAACATGTTGCTACAAAATAAAAAGTATGTACAATGCACGTATTAACGAAGGAGGTAACATGACCGAATCAGAAAAAGATATGAAGCGATGGACACTTTTTATGCCCGACGATCTTCTCAATGAGATCAAAGAAGTTGCTAAAGCCCACAACATCACGGCAAGTAAGTTGACAAGGATTGCGTGCTCAAAGTATCTGGCGGCTGTAAAGCGTGCGGCGGAGCAAGAGGCAGCAAATGCTTCCTGAAGACCTTGACCTTGACGACGACCCGCTTGAGGTAGGGCCAAAACAGCAGTCCTCGTTCCCATCTGTCCCAAGTGAGATGATTAACAGCATTGCGCTGGGGCAGGAAGAAGACGTTATCGTGGCAGCACGCCATGGGTATAGTCTTGAGTCCTACAGAGAACTAGAAAAGCAAAAATGGTTCCAGCTTCAGGTTAATATCAAGCGCTCTGAGTTTGAGAGTAAAGGTATAACGTTCAAAACTAAGGCCGCGATGCGGGCTGAGGACTTGATGGACGACATATACGTGCTGGCAAAAAACCCAAAAGCACCTCTTGCTCAAAAATTAGACGCGTTTAAGACGTTTTCCAAGCTAGGTGGGCTAGAGCCGAAGGAAGAAAAAGACAAGCAGCTCGTAAACTTACCAACTATTATCATTAACGGGGGGACAGTGTCACTTGGCGGGCCCTCCGAGCCGCCCCCACTTACGATAGACATGGATAACGACGATTAACACATGAGTACATACAACCCTACCCCTACGCAAGCATCTTTTATGGCTGACAAAGCCTATGTTAGGGTGCTAGCTGGCCCGGTTGGAGGGGGAAAATCTGTCACTTGTGTGCACGAGTTGGTCAAATTAGCGTGCGGACAGGCCCCAAATGCTCAAAAAATACGCAAAACTAGGGCTGTTATTGTCCGAAATACTGCCGATCAGCTGGCGTTAACGACCAGAAAAACAGTGTTTGACTGGCTCCCACCGGGGGAAATGGGCGTCTGGAAAGCGGTAGAAAAGACGTTTTTGTTGCGAGCGAAGCTGTCTGATAACACTATTGTTGAGTCAGAGTGGCTGTTTATTGCTCTGGATACGCCTGATGACGTGCGAAAAGCGCTGTCTTTAGAAACTACGTTCTTGTGGGGTAATGAGAGTCGAGAGCTGCACCCTGATGTTGTCGACGGACTGCTCGGTCGTCTTAACCGCTACCCTAGCATGAAGGATGGTGGGCCGACGAGGTCATGCGCGTTGTTCGACACAAACATGCCAGACGAAGATACGTGGTGGCAGCACAAAATGGAAGACCCCCCTAGTAACTGGGCCATCTTTAAACAGCCAGCGGCTATCATCAAACCAGAACGGTACGTCGAAAAGTTTAAAGAAGACCCCGATGAGGTGCTGCTTGACAAGGACGGTGAAGAGTGGGTGGTTAACCCAGAGGCTGACAACTACAACAACTTGCCGAAGCAGTACTACCCCAACTTGATCCCGGGTAAAACCGAGGACTGGTTGCGCGTTTACCTTAGGTCAGAGTACGGTCGCTCACTTTCAGGCACCCCGGTGTACGAGAAGACCTTTGTGCCGGACTTTCACATCTCTGAGGGGCCGCTTCGTGTTATTCGTTCGGCGGACTACCCTGTTGTTATAGGCATCGACTTTGGGCGAACGCCTGCTGCTGTGTTTAAACAACGAGACCCTCGGGGGCGGGTGTTGACACTAGCAGAGCTAACATCGGAGAATATGGGCATCGAGACTTTTGTCCGTACGAGGCTCAACCCGTTTATCGCCAACAATATGGGAGGGTGCACTTTCGTCTGCGCGCCTGATCCTGCGGGGTTTGCGAAGCAGCAACAGAACGAAATGTCCTTAGTTGATGTCCTGAAAAATGAAGGGTATAAGTGCGTTAGGCCGCCGACAAACAAACCCGAGCTGCGCATACAAGCCGTGGAGAGGCTTTTAAACCAGCAGCTAGAGGGCAAGGCTATGTATCTCGTAGACCCGGCCTGCGACATGTTAATCCGGGGGTTTAAGTCAGGGTACCGTTACAAAATTAAACGCAACGGGGAGATTGAGGACAAACCGGACAAAAACCAGTTTTCGCATGTCCATGACGCAAATCAGTACGCGGACGCTGTTATTGACATGAATATCCGTGGTCAGGTCGTAAATAACGGGAAGCGCGAGATAAAACGCGCAAAATTTCTTTACACTTGATAAAATAACTGCTAAGAGTACAATTCCTGTAATCTAAGGACTTATCTATGGCTACTGGCATCGCATTATTTCCCGTTGTTACAGCGACGCAGCTCGACGCTCAGGCCGAGGCGAAAAAGCGCAGCGATGATATGCAGAACCAACCTGTTATTCAGGGTTTAGCCGCGCATGTGCGTAAGCGCTGGGATATTGCGAAGACTGGTAAGCGCGATTTAGAAGAGCGGATGTTACAGGGGTTGCGTCAGCGCAACGGCGAATACGACCCAGATGTGCTAGCGACGATCAAGTCGCAAGGCGGCTCAGAGATTTTCATTAACTTGACATCAGTTAAGTGTCGTGCTGCTACAAGTTGGTTGCGTGATACGCTGCTTGGCGCAGGCACTGATAAACCTTGGGCGATTGATCCGACGCCTATAGCTGAGATTCCCCCAGAGCGCATCGCTGAGTTACAAGCTCAGATGCAGCAAGAGTTGATGGCGATGATGCAGCAAGGCATGCAGCCGCCAAGCGAAGAAGAGCTTCGCGCTATTGCTATACAGATGAAAGACCGCACTTCTCGCGAAATGCAAGAAGAAGCAGCGGACCGCGTAAAGCGCATGGAAAAGAAAATGGAAGACCAGCTTGCTGAAGGCAACTGGGCGAAATCCTTTAACGAGTTTTTGGATGATGTTGTAACGTTCCCGTTCGCGGCCATGAAAGGCCCCATCAAGCGCCGTCGCAAGACAATGGCTTGGCAAAACGGAAAGCTAGTCCCGACACAAGCTATTCGTAACGAGTGGGAGCGCGTTGACCCGTTCATGTTGTACTGGGCTCCGTGGGCTTGGGATATTAACGACGGGTTTGTGATTGAGCGCCACCGCATGACTGCAGAAAACCTGCAGGCTCTGATTGATGTACCCGGCTATAACAACGATGCTATTCGTAGCGTTCTTGACGACTTCACCGGCGGTAGCCTGAAGGAATGGCTGTGGTCTGATTCTGCGAAAGCTGAAGCCGAGGGTAAGAATACAACCGATGCCCTTGCTACAGACGACTTGATCGACGCCTTACAGTTGTGGGACTCAGTACAGGGTAAGTACCTACTTGACTGGGGCTTGACTGAAAAAGAAATCCCAGACCCCGCGCTTAGCTACCCTTGCGAAGTTTGGTTGATCGGCGGCACTGTTATTCGTGCAGTCCTGAACTACGACCCACTAGGCCGCAAGCCTTATTACCTGACTTCTTACGAGAGCCTACCCGGCGCCGTTGAGGGCAAAGGCGTTACAGACTTGTGCCGTGATTCACAAGCAATGGTCAACGCTACAGCTCGCAGCTTGGCAAACAACATGGGCATTAGCTCTGGCCCGCAAGTTGGCGTAAACGTATCTCGTTTGCCGCCGGGCGAAGACATTACTGAAATGCACCCTTGGAAAATCTGGCAGTTCCAGAGTTCTGATTACGGCGACAGCTCACAGCCTATTCAGTTCTTCCAGCCAAGCAGTAATGCAGGTGAATTACTAACGGTGTTTGAGAAGTTCTCCGCGCGTGCGGATGAGGACACAATGATTCCCCGTTACATGACGGGCGAACATACACCCGGTGCTGGGCGTACCTCATCTGGCTTGTCGATGCTAATTAGCAACGCTGGTAAAGGCATTAAGCAGGTTATCAGCAATATCGACCAGAACGTTATTGTCCCGGCTATTGAACGCTTGTATCAAGATAACCTTCGTTATAGCGAAGACCCTGATTTGATTGGCGATGTAAGTGTTGTCGCTCGTGGTGCTAATAGTTTGGTTGTGAAAGAAGCTGAAGCTATCCGCCGTAATGAGTTTATGCAGCTCGTCTTGACTAACCCGATTGCTCAGCAGATTGTTGGCATGGATGGTGCGGCTGAGTTGTTGCGTTCTGCGGCTAGTAATCTAAACGGTAACGTGGACCGCATTGTCCCTGACCGCCAGCAGATTAGCACTATCGAACAACAGCAACAAGTTATTCAGCAGTTGCAACAACAGTTACAGCAAGTCATGGGCGCCGTTCAAGAAGCTCAGCGCGGTCAACCATCACAAGCAGCCCCAGAAGGTAAGAATATGTTACCCGATGGTTCTCAAGTTGGTGGGCGCGAGAGTAATTTTATGTCCCCAAGACCTAACGGAATGTAACTTGTTGACACATTAGTAACAAGTTGCTATAAAATTGAGCACATGAGGATTTTTATCGGACCTAAGCCTGACAGGCAGCAGATGCAAGCGTTACTACGCTGCAAGCAGCCGGAAAACGCAGCGCTGGTAGGACTTTTCCGATCTAAGCTAGACGAGGCTAAAAACGCCTTAGTAATGGCTGACGATACGGTAATGATTCACCGCCTGCAAGGTCGAGCTGAAGTTCTTCAAGATTTTCTCGAAGCGGTTGAAAAATCGTCCGAGATAGTCGAGCGGGTTAAATAACCCGCATTTTTGTAAACCGAAGCAAACCATTATGCAAACGGCAGACCGCAGTAGGAGCCCAGAGCAGAGTTGGAGCGAAAAGGGAAATTAAGATGGCATTGCCTAAACAAGTTGAGAAGACGATTAAGGATTTAGAAGCGCTGGAAGCGCAGTTGGCTAAAGAGCAAGAGGACAAAAGCCCCTCTACGGAGGAGCCCAAAGCCGAAGAGCAGTCAACAGAGCCCACGCCTGTAGCTGAAGAACCTAAAGCGACAGAACAACCGAAGGTAGAACCGTCTAACCCAGTGGAAGTCGATCCACAGGAAGAGGAAACGTGGCAACAGAAGTACCGTACCCTGCAAGGGATGTACGATGCGGAAGTTCCCCGATTGCATGCTCAGTTGAAGGAATTGAAGGCTCAGATGAAAGAGCTGGAGAAGCCTAAAGCTGAAGAAGCACCGAAGCCTAAAGAGCGAAAGAAACTGGTTACTGATGATGATGTCCAAGCCTTTGGCGAGGACCTTATTGAGGTACAACGCAAGGTAGCCCGCGAAGTGGCGCAAGAGTTCCAAGAGGAGCTTGAGAAACTCCGATCCGACAACGATGTCCTGCGCGAGCAGTTGACAAAGACCGGTTCACAAGTTTCTGAAGCTAGCTTTGAGCAGAGACTGCACCGTATGGTGCCGGATTTTGACCAAGTTAACGCCGACCCTAAATGGATCGCTTGGCTTAACGAAGTTGATCCTCTGATTCGAGCCCCTCGAATGACTGTGGCGCAAGAAGCGTTCAACCGAGGCGATGCCGAAGGCGTTGCGTATTACGTGAGTATGTTTAAACAAGGCATTGCTCCCGCACCGCAACCAAAAGGTCCAAACGAAGAGCTAGAGCGTCAGATTCAACCGAACCGCAGTGCTACTAACACCGCACCAGTTCAGCCAAAAGGCAAGACTTATTCTGTAAAGCAGATTGAGGCTATGTTTAAAAAGGCGGCTGATTTGGGTGGTCGAGGTGACATTGAAGCGGCTCGTAAACTTGAAGCTGAAATTGATGCCGCGTATATGGAGAATCGCGTTACCGCGTAACCTATATACAGGTGTCTAACCAACCTGTTTTAAACTTTTAAGGAGGCCAAAATGGCTGCTGTTTATCCCGTCACTGGCGATTTCGCCACTAGCCAGTCTTACTCTGGCGCATTTATCCCCACCCTGTGGTCCGGCAAGCTGCTTGCCAAGTTCTACCAGAACACCATGCTGTCAGAAGTCACTAACACTGACTACGAAGGCGAGTTGAAGAACCAAGGCGATACCGTGCGTATCCGTTTGGCTCCTTCAATCAGCATCTCTGACTACACCGCTGGTCAGAGCTTGAGCTACGAAGTGCCTGAGCCCATTTTCCAAGACATGCAAGTCAACAAAGGTAAATACTTTGGTGTGCAAGTCAACGACGTTTTGGCTTATCAGTCAGACATGTCTTTGATGAACATGTTCACGGAAGATGCTGCTAAGCAGTTGAAAATCGCTATCGAAAACGAAGTGTTCTTCAACAGCTTCGTGACCGAAGGCCCTGCCGCTGCCAACGAAGGCGCTACTGCTGGTGCTATCTCCGCTGCCTACAACTTGGGCACAGACACCGCTCCTATCGACCAAGCTACCCCTGAGAACGTGTTAAAGGCTATCCTTCGCATGTCTACAGCCTTGGACGAGCAGAACGTGCCTGAAGATGGCCGCTTCCTGATCTTGTCGCCCTACGACCGTCACCTGTTGATGCAATCAAGCATCGCTCAGGCGTACTTCTCTGGCGATAACTCAAGCACCATCCGCTCTGGTAAGATCGGTATGTTGGACCGCTTCAGCGTCTATGTGTCTAACCTGTTGCCCAAAGGTGCAGCAGCTAAGGCATTGGTTGCTGGTTTGTCTGCTACCGCTACCGGCGCTTCATTGACCGATGCTAAAGCCCGTCGTACGATGGTTGCTGGTACTAAGGCCGCTGTGTCTTTCGCCATGACCATCAACAAGACTGAGCCCCTGCGTAACCAGACAGACTTTGGCGACATCGTTCGCGGTTTGGCTGTCTATGGCCGCAAAGTGACTAAGCCAGAAGCTCTGGTCGTTGCTCAAGTCGGTTCCGCTACCTAATAGCGGCTAAGAAGAGGGGGCGCTAGGCCCCCTCTCTGTCTTTTTGGAGAAACTATGAATCCGTTAGATTTGATGAAGCGGCTTAACGGCCAAATTTTGGGCCACAAAATCCGTGCCACGATCAACGGCGAAATTGTCGTTCTCGCCAAACTCGAAGGGCAAGACTGGCAACTAACCGAAAAAGGCCAAGTTTTGGCTAACGAGCAGTCTAATGTAGTAGTCGCTGAAGCGGTTCCTGTAAAAACTCGCAAAAAGTTTGCGGCTGCTGTAGAATCTGTGTCAGAAGCAGTGGGTCTACGCGTCGATGTTGACGTTTCTAAAGAATGAGGTAAGTTATGGCCGCAGTTAAAGTCGTAGAAGTAGTAGCACGTGCTAAAACGTTACTGCAAGACACAACCTCTGTCCGATGGCCGCTCACCGAGCTGCAGTTGTGGTTGAATGATTCGTACCGAGACATTATCAATTTGCGCCCGGACGCGAATACGCAGACAGGCACTTTCACTTGCGCAGTAGGTCCTCGCCAAAACGTCACTTCTGTATTTTCTAGCGCCCTGCGTTTGATTGATGTTGTGCGTAACGTCGCTGCTGCTTCTGATAAAAGCGCGATCCGTCTAACCAACCGAAACATGCTTGATGACCAGCGTAGTACGTGGTATGGTGACACGCCAGTTGTGACGGTTCAACACTACATGTTTGACCCGCGCTTACCCAAAGAATTTTTGGTGTATCCTCCCGCGGCTGCTACTGCACAACTAGAGATTGTGTACTCGTCTGTACCGCAAGGTCACTCTCTCACAGAAGTTGAGTTAGGAAACCCCCTGACTACCGACACAATTAGCGTTGATGATAGTTACGCTGGTGCGATCCTTGACTACATTCTGTATCGCGCTTACAGCAAAGACGCAGAGTATGCAGGTAATTCTCAACGAGCTGTAGCGCACCTGCAAGCGTTCCAAGCTGCATTAACTGGTAAAGGTCAGGTCGAGGCAGCGTCACAACCCGGAGTTGCATAATGGCAAAAGTGTGGGATGACTTCTTACCATTGGTGAAGCCCCACATTCCGGGCTGCCCTGACATCACTGTTAAAACATACCTTGCTATTACAGCAGCGGATTTCTTTGCGCAGACGCACCTTTGGCGCGACGACATTGATCCTATTTTTACAGCCCCCGGCATCGTTGAGTACGACCTCAGCGCTGATGTTTTTGTAGAAGCAGTGACATCCGTTGTCGTTGATAATATGGCGCTGCAGCATACTGATATTCGCATGATCCCCAATGATCGGCGGTACGATAGGGGTAATCCTACTCACTATTGGATTCAGTCCGATAATTCCATTCGCCTGTTCCCTATTCCGGACTCCCGTGTTCATCTACGCCTTACCGGTGTCCTGAAGCCTAGCCGTACAGCCACTGGTGTTGAAGATTGGATTTACGAGACATGGGCAGACGCTATTATTTGCGGAACTATTGCTCGTCTAGCTGCTATCCCCGGTAAGGATTGGACAGACGTAAGCATGGCTGAGTACAACAAAAAACAATACGAGCAAGCCATCTCTCGCGCTCGTATTCGTGACATGCGCGGTGTCAAACATAGTGTGACTATGGCTCCGGCTGCTTAAGGAAGCGTTATGGTAGATAAGATCAAACTAGTCCAAGGTGATACCCGCCCTGCTATTGTCTGCACCCTGACAGACGAAACGACTGGGTCTGCTATTGGACTTACAGGCGCTACTCCTGTTTTGAAGTTCCGCGCTTTAGGCGCTACAACGCTTACTGCAACTGTTACTGGTACGGTCACGGACGGCCCTAATGGCGTGTGCGTTTTCTACCCAGCTTCTGCACCAGAAATGTTGGCTGGTGATGCTGGTGATTATGAAGGCGAGATCGAGATTACGTTTAGCGACGGGCAAATCCAGACAGTCTACGATACCCTACGCTTTAAAGTTCGCGAGGACTTCTAATGGCGACTAGGCTAACCATTGTTAGCCCTAGCGCTTCCGCTCAGATCGTAAAGCCGAGGCTGAGTGTCTCTATTGTTGCGCCTGTAGCTGGCGTCACCGCTGTATCTCCAGTCGCGCAGACAAATTACACGCTTCTAAGCAGCGACCTTACATACTCTGTACCTGCCGCGCAGCTTGATTACATTAGCTTCGCTGTCGCGACTACCATTGACTACACGGGGCTGTATAAGTATGTCATAGATGCTGTGGCCGTAGTAGAAGGCAAGCAGTTTACGCTCGCTAAGCTGCGCACCGATACTATTTCTGCTATAGACTCAGCTTCGTTGGCTTTTAGCCGCTCAGCTACGGATAGCTTTGCCACTAGCGATTTTTCGACGGTACGGGCGCAAAAAGGGCTGTCTGACGCGGTCGCTTTAGGTAGTTCCGCCGCTTTTGATTTTACTAAAGGCCCTACGCAAGATAGCATCTCCCTGCAGGATAGCGACACTCTTGACGTAGCGCGCCGCGCTTTTGACGAGGTATGGGTAGCTGACGCCGCTGCGTTTTCGACCGTCAAGCCTATTTCCGATACTACTTCTGTTACTGAAGCCACAGAAAAGGGGTTTGTAAAGCCAGTAGCTGACGGCCTCTCTATATCCGACGCTCCGGTTTTAGATTTCAGTAAGCCGCTCGCTGACAGCTTCTCTATTTCTGAAGACTCTACGTTTGAGCTGAGTAAGCCAGTGGATGACACCATAGTGGCGGCGGAGGCCTCTAGCTATGAGTTTTTAAAGCCGCTTCAAGATACGCTGTCTGTTCCAGATGACGCTACTTTGGACGTTGGCAAAGGTCTTGCTGATGAGACGTTTATTACCGATATTCTCACCCCAACGCTCATCTATGTTCGTTATTTCGACGACGCTTTCGCCCTAAACGACAACTTTGGCGCGGGGGACGGTATTGCGTTTGTGTGGGAGCGAACAGTAGCAAACGTTGCGCTATTGAGCGATAATGCTACCATATTGGTTAGTCCAGTTCTGTCTGACGTTTTTTCTGTTTCAGAAAGTTTTGGGCTTGTCAGTCAGGGTTACTGCGACCCGACCTATTTCGCAGAAGACTACGTCGGGGACTCCCGATATTTATAGGAGTAAATCATGTTCCAAGAGAACTTGAAGGTGACCGGCGCAGTAGCGATTAAGGTCTTTGATAAAAACGGTGTCCTTAAGCAAGAGCAAAATATTAAGAACTTGGTGGTTACATCAGGTAAAGAATTTATTGCTGCTGCGATGGTTGGCACGCCCACTCAGATGAGCCACATGGCTGTCGGTGCTGGTACATCAGCCGCCGCTGCAGGAAACACAAACCTTGGTAGCGAGTTGGGCCGCGTTGCTTTGACTTCAGATACTTCATCTGGTGCTGTGGTCACTTATGTAGGCGATTTCCCCGCCGGTACTGGTACTGGTGCGGTTACAGAAGCAGGTTTATTTAACGACCCCACCGGCGGTGTTATGCTTTGCCGTACTGTATTTGCTGTTGTTAACAAAGGCGCAGACGATGCGATGAGCATCACTTGGCAAATTACTGTGTCTTAATTGGAGAAGTTTGAATGGTCGACATCGTCACCCGTGCTGGCAAAGGCTCACCGCTAACCAACGCGGAGGTCGATGCGAACTTTACAAATTTAGCCGAAGTAGCTACGGTAGGTGGCGAGCCTATTGGGCATGAGGATATTACTGAATCCTCGATTAGCTTTACAGCAGCTTCTCGTACGTTTAGTATCTCGCCCGTAGGCGCGTCGTTTACTGTGTGGTGTAAAGGCAACAAACATGTCTTTACGTCAGCCAAAACAGTGGTTATCCCTAATACCACAGGGCTGCATTACATCTATTTCAGCAACGCCGGTGTGCTGTCTACCAAGACAACATACTTTACGTGGGACAGCGACGCACCTACGGCTTACGTCTACTGGAACGCCACTACTGGCGCGGCTGTTTATTTCGGTGACGAGCGTCATGGGGTTGTCTTAGACTGGCAGACGCACGAATACTTGCACCGCACACGTGGCGCTGCTATCGCCAATGGTTTCGCGGCTAGTGGGTACACTACTAGCGGGTCTGGCAATTTAGATGCCGATGCTCAGTTAGCGGTAGAAGGCGGCACGTTCTTCGACGAAGACATGCAGGTTGACATTGTGTCAACTGCTACTCCCACTGCTAATACATGGCAGCAAGATTTGGCTTTCCCAGCCAAGATTCCAGTCTTGCATCTGCAAGGCACCGCTTGGGTTCTGGACGCTCCCACCAACTTCCCCCTTAAGCAAGGCACTGCGCGCCCGCAATACAACTTGCTTTCTGGCGGCGTGTGGTCTACGGCTGATGTCACGAACAATAAGTACGGCACTACATGGATTCTGGCGACTAACAACCTAACGTACCCTGTCGTTGCAATCATTGGGCAGAGTCAGGCGGATAGTCAGGGTGACGCCGAGGCAACTAGCTTTAGCTCGCTAAACTTACCAGATTTTCCGTCAGTCGAGTTTCGGCCCTTGTACAAGTTAGTGTACAACTGCGCGGACGCAAACACTAACATCCCCCACGCCCGCATTGTCAATGTGATTGATCTGCGGTCGCTTAGTGCGGCGAACCCAGCTGCAAATCCAGCTACAGACCACGGCAATCTTTCCGGGCTGGTGGACGATGACCACCCCCAGTACGTTCACATCTCGGCTACTCGAACCGTCTCGACGGCTGTAAAAGACAGCCTGTTACCGACGCAAACAAGTAACTCAGGAAAGTACCTGAAAACGGACGGGTCTACTGCTTCGTGGCAAAACGTCGTTTCGGCTAGCGATGGCACACTGACTCTTAATACGTCCGGCACCGGTATTTCTGGAAGCGCGACTTTCTCGGCTAACCAAGCCACTGCTTCGACGTTTACAGTTACCTCTAACGCTACTAGTGCGAACACGGCTTCTACGATTGTCGCCCGTGACACCTCTGGTAATTTCTCTGCTAATATCATTAGCGCCGCCTTGAGTGGAAACGCCACTACCGCTAGTACTTTGGCGACTGGGCGCACTATTGCCATGACCGGCGACGTGACATACACAAGCCCGTCTTTTAATGGTTCGCAGAACGTTACGGCTGCCGCGACGCTGGCTAATAGTGGAGTTACGGCTGGAACATATGGTTCGTCGACGGCTATTCCGTCTTTGACCGTTGACGCCAAGGGGCGTGTAACTGCTGCTTCCACGAGTGCAATTTCTGTTGGCGACGGCACCTTCACTGTCAACACAAGCACCGGCTTATCCGGTGGCGGGCAACTAGGAACAGCTAACCAAGCTAGCGCTACCTCTATTACGCTGACCAATACTGACCGTGGCTCGTCTCAGAACATATTTAAGAACATTGCTGTATCTGGGCAAAACACTATCGTTGCCGATTCAAACAACGACACACTAACTATTGTCGGCGGCAGTAACGTAACTGTTACTACAGACAGCGCCACTGATACCCTAACTATTGCTGCATCTCAGCCTAGCGTAGGTAATGGTTCATTTACTGTTAGTACGGGGTCTGGATTAACTGGTGGTGCTCAATTAGGTACTGCTAACCAGACGGCTAATACCTCGATTACGATTAGCCACGCTGATACGTCTACACAAGCCTCTGTAGATAATTCTGGCAATACCTTTATTCAAGATATTACTCTTGATGATTTTGGTCATATTACTGGGCTTGTTTCGGCTACAGCTACAGACAATAATACCACTTATATATTAGATGGCTCAGGTACAACTAATAGTGTAAATATTGAGTTAATTGCTGGTGGTAGCGGTAGTGGTACGGACTCTATTAACGTAGTTGGCTCTGGTGCTTCTACGGTAGCTTGGGATGAGACTAATCAGCGTATTACTATTAATTCTACAAACACAACTTATGGAATAGCCACTGATACCACAGCTGGTTTGATCGAGTTGTTTAGTAACACAGATCAATCTGTGGCGGCTAATGCTGTAACAACAACTGCAGGCCGTACTTATGGTATTCAGCTTAACTCTGCTAATCAGGCAGTTGTAAACGTCCCTTGGACAGATACCAATACAACCTACAGCACAGCAACAACTTCAACCCTTGGATTGATTAAACTTGGGAGTGACACAGATCAAACAGTAGCTGCTAATACTGTCACTGCAACATCTGGACGCACATATGCTGTTCAACTCAACAGTTCAGATCAGGCAGTTGTAAACGTCCCTTGGACAGATACAAATACTACTTACACTGCATCAAAAGGGATTTCTCTTTCTGGTACAGATTTTAGAATTACTGGTAACGAGATTCCCGGTTCAATCGACCTGAACACTTATAGAACGACTGGTTTTTATACTCAAAACGCAAATGCAGATGCGGCTTCTGGATCAAACTACCCTACTGCAAATGCTGGTATTTTGCAAGTAATAAATGACGATTATGGTAATGGGGTACATACTACCCAATTGTATTCTCAATATAGCAGCACAAACTACTACCATCGCACATACTATAATGGAACATGGACTGGTTGGCGTAATTTAGCACAAGATACTGATACCACTTATAGCCAAGCAACTACAACCAACTTAGGTTTAATTAAGCTTGAAGACGATACGGTTCAATCAACAGCGGCTAATGCTGTAACTACAACTGCATCTAGAACTTACGGTATTCAAGTTAATAGCTCTGGTCAAGCAGTTGTAAACGTTCCTTGGTCTGATACTACTTATACCTTGCCAGCAGCGACTAGCACGGTGCGGGGTGGTATTGAGTTGGGTTCTGATACTCAGCAAACAGTTGCCGCCAACGCAGTAACAGCAACAGCAAGCAGAACGTATGCTTTGCAAGTTAACTCTGCTGGACAAGGCGTGGTTAACGTCCCTTGGGTTGATACTGTTAACACCAGCGCCAGCAACCTCACCTCTGGTACATTACCTGACGCTCGTCTTACTGGAACATACACTGGTATTACATTGCAAACTAATGGTGGTAATACACATTACACCACACCAAACTCTGGTTCTGCATCTACGAATGACAGAACGGTATTTGGTTTAGCACAGTATAAAAGCGACCTTGCGGCACAAACTGGCGCTATTGTCTTCATTGCACCAACTACAGCCAGTTCTATTATGCACCGTCTGCGTATTGAAAGTTATACGCATGATAATAAATCTGCTTTATGTATTGTGCAGGGATATCGCTCAACGGGTGCATGGGCAAGCACTGGAAAGATCGCCTTGGGTACAGACAACATTTCTGTACGTTTTGGTGTAGACCCTAGTGGTAAAAACTGCGTGATTATTGGAGATGTGACATCGACTTGGAGTTATCCAATGTTTGCGATCACCCACGCCATGTTCTCTCATAGTGGTGTGACTGATGCTTATTGTAAAGATTGGACTGTTACCGCTACGACAAGTCTAACAGGGTACACTAACATAACCTCCAGCCTTGTGGAAACTGCGATACAGACAAGCATTGCTGGTTCAGCATCCAGCGCAAGTCAGGCTACGAAACTTACAACCGCACGGACAATAAATGGTACAAGTTTTGACGGAACCGCCAACATTACGACATCAAGCTGGGGCACGGCTCGTACAATCAACGGCGTTAGTGTTAACGGCTCAGCAAACTACACACTTGAGCCGTATGTGGAAGATGACCAAACCAGCAGCGGTATTAGATACCTAACTTTTGTTGATGATTCAACAGCTGGTCATAAGCGTCTCAACGAAAGCTCGAATCTGTATTATTATCCTGATTCAGGACAGCTTGGCGTTGGTGCCCTTAGTGCTACTACCTCTGTGACCGCAGGTACTTTTGTTTCTGCTAACTATTTAAATGGATCAGCCAGCGATACCGCCGCTGCCCCAGCCCATACTTGGACGGGTGACACAAACACAGGGGTGTGGCGCCCTGCTGCCGATCAGATTGGTTTTTCGACTGGTGGTACAAATCGTTTAACTATTAGCACAACAGCGGTTTCATCATCACTCACTGTTGATGCTCCAACGTTCAACGCTACCAGTACAACTAATGGTGGATTTCAGGGTATTGATGCCGATACGGCGGGTACCCCTTCCTTTACGTGGACGGCGGACCTAAACACCGGGATGTATAGGTACGGCGCAGACATTGTTGGTATTTCTGCTGGCGGTAACGATGAGTTTAGGGTTTACACCTCATACACATTTAGCCCCGGTTCGAGCCGTGCACCAATCTTTTACGATAGCGACAACACCTCATACTATACGAATCCAGCAAGTACATCTGTTCTTAATGATCTTACCGTTAACGGTGTAGAAGTGGCTGCTGCTGGTGGTGTAATTTACGAAAACGCACAAGCAATCACAGCAAACTACACAATGGCTTCTACAAGAAACGGTATGTCGGCTGGTCCAATTACGATTAACAGTGGCATTACAGTAACAATTAGTAGTGGTGCCAACTGGGCTGTCGTCTAAGGAGAGAAAATGACAATAACTTATACATGGAAAGTTACTAACTTAAAGATACAAGATGTTAGTCCGGGTCGCCCAAAGGCGGTTGTTCAAACCTACTGGGAAAAGCATGGGACGGATGAGAACGGCAACACTGGTTTCTTTGCTGGCGCTACACCGTTCACTGTTGACCCCGGTGACGAATCTGGTCCATTTATTCCTTTCGAGCAGCTTACAGAGGCGGATGTACTAGCATGGATTCAGTCTCAAGTAACAGGTAGTTACGAAGAACACGTTAACAGCAAAATAAAAGAAGACATAGACGAAAAGGCAGGCGTCGTAGTTGACGCCCATGTGTTGCCTTGGGCATAACTTTTCTTTACTCAGACAACCAATATGGATAAAATTACCCTAACCACAAACCTTGTAAACGCCGTGCTGAGCTATTTGGCGTCTCGTCCATACAACGACGTAGCGCAGCTTATTTCAGCTATCCAACAAGAAGCCAAAGCAACCGCCCCACAGGATGCCACCCTTGCCGAGCAAAAACCCAGAATAGGTAGTTAATGGACCCAATCAGCCTCTTCATGGCAGCAACCGCTGCCTTTAACACTGTTAAAAAACTTGTTGAGGCTGGTCGCGAAGTCGAAGATGTCCTCGGCCAAATTGGCTCGTGGATGGGTAAAGTCAGCGAATTAAACGCGCTAGACAACAAGAAGCCCAGCATTTTTAAACGCATCGGCAGCGGCAAGTCTGTCGAGCAAGAGGCAATGGAGCAACTCCAGCGCCGTGAGGCTGTGCGTAAGCAACACCTTGAGCTTATGAGCATGGTCAAGTTACGTTACGGGCCACAAGCCTTTGACGAGCTTATGCAAATGCAGCGTCAGATTAAGCTCAAACGCGAGCGCGAAATCATCTTCCAAGCCCAGCGCCGCAAAGACGTGATTATGTACTGCCTGCTTGCAGTCGTTTTGGGTCTGGGTATCTGGGCGATCTGGGGCATGATTGCTACGGCAATTGAGTGGAAGCGAGCTGCGGTATGACGAGGACTCTATTGATATGTGCTGGATTAGTAACTATGTGCGCGGTCTTTGCAATCGCTGGCTGTTCAGACCAGTACCGGTATCCCTGTCAAGACCCTGCGAATCAACGCTCAAAAGAGTGTAACCCGCCAGCCTGCGAAGCAGATGGCACTTGTACTGAATACCTGATTGAACACTATGAAACCAAGTCTTGATGAG